CTAGTACCAATACCCATTTCCCAACTTCCAGATATAGGATTTGCATGAATTGTATATTCTAATGGTATTTCTTCCGTTTGAGATTCTTTTATCAATAATCTAGCATCAGTCATGCCAATTGTACCATTATATAATGATTGAGATAAAAACCCTAAATCAAATTTTAGTAAAGCATGAGATACATCTTTTACGTTTCCGTAAAAAACTTTACTTACTTCTAATATTTCATCCAAGCCTGTATTTTGGTTAGGCTGCTGTAAATATACCGATGCATCTTTTGATGCTGTTAAAAAATAGTATGCCATTATCTTGCCCTCCCTTTTATATCTGAATTTGGAAACTTAACTTCAAAAATAGATGGGTCCAGTGATGGATATACCACTTTATTTTTTGTTGCAGCTTCTATATTATATGAATTTGGAGAATATTGTCCTCCACATTTATTTACTATTTCAAGACGTGTAACAGATGATACACCTTCAATATTTGCAAGCAATACTTCAATTTCACTTAAATTAATTGTTTGATTGAAAGACCAATTATCAGTATTAAAATAATTTTGTAATTCTAATATACATTTAGTAACTAATTCGGATTTATTATCATTTCGATTACACACTATTTCAAAATCAATACCAATATTAATTATAAACCCATCGGAAAAATTAACACCATCTGTTAATATTTTATATTCATTTAAGTAGGTTTTTAAGTTTTCCTTAACTGCTCTATTAATTGGTGTCAATCTTCCAAAATTATCTAACCCAAGCATATATAAGTTTATAGCAAATGGATTATTTTTTTCATTTTCATTAGATGTTTTTCCAATTAAAAAACGTGTCAGTTCAGAATTAACCGTAGCTCTTGTTGGTTCTTGTGATTCTGGCCTTTCTATGAATCCCATTACCAAATCGGTAAATTCTTGTAAAACATTTGGAGATGCTAATATTGATGATGGTGAGTTATTATCTAATTTACCATCAGCTGTTGCGTAACATTTAGAAATTGCACCATATTTGGTTGGCATTGATAATGCTCTTATCTGATAATCATTAGAAGTAACTGCTCTATTTTGTGCACCAAAATTACCTAAAGCATTTTGTCTAATTTCTTCAATTGTTTCCGCACCTCTACCACCAGTTGCTGGGATTTTGTTTACAACAGCTATGGAATTTTTTAAACTATTATATGTTCCTATTTGTGTTACATTTAAATCGGAATAATCGTTATCAAATTCAATCGATGTTATTTTTGTAAGTTGGTCAGCTTCTATATTAGATGCAACCCCACCACCCGTATAGTATTTTACCGTAATAGTTGTGTTTGATGGCGATACGCCATAAGCCTTTGTTTTTAAGAAATTAGTTGGGTCAAATGATTCTTCCAATCTACTAATAGAATTAGGTAATCCTAATCCAACATTTTTAAGATTTGGTATTAATTGTTCATCACTTGCCGTTGGGTCACCTGCTCCAAATTGAATAGTAGTTGTATAATCTGAATTTACTTTTGATACAAATCGTTTAGATGTTTTTAAAGTTTTTAAAATAGAAGGAACACTTTCTTTAAATTGAACAAGATCTGGGTCATTAAATGCCGTATTTGGATAATCTACAAATACCATTTCTTGTGCTAAATAAGGTACTTCATAATATTTGTTATTATTCGAATCTCTTACATCGTATATTTCTATTACATTAGTGTTTTCTAAAAGTACATTTGCAAATGGACTATATTGTCCAAATTCAAAACTAACTTCCTGTGGGATGGCTGATATGACTTGTACATATTTTTTAACAAGATATAATGTAGGGTCTCCGGTGTTTGAATCTCTTTTATATATTGTAATATCTCTATTATTACTATCTTTAAAATCTACAACATCGGTTGTTATGAATTTAACAGAATCATCTTTAGATTCAATTACCATACCTTGTTTTATTCTTAACAAGTATTTACTATCAATGATGTTTGAAGCACCCGTTCCAATAGCTGGTACAATTTGATATACTTCTAGTGTTGTTGTAGCAGGAGATGTTACTTTTGGTTTATATCCTAAAAATTGAGCCAATGCAACTACATTATCTAAATCTTCTGCGGTTGTTATCAATGATTCCTTAAACGTATCATCTATATAATAAGAAAGTACATCACCTATATAAGAAGACATCTCAATAAACATCATACCAGGTGATGCTTCAGTAAAATCCGTATTTGTTTTTGGGAAATACGTTTTTGCAAATTCTATTAAATTATCTTTAAACGCGGAAAAATCTTTATTAAGATATTTTATATCCTTTCCACTATATTTTTTATTACTAGGTGTTGAGTTCATATTATGGTGCGGTTTGTTGAATTGAGAACGATACATTACCAGTATTACCGGTATTTCTGCTTCTAAATTTCAATGATATATTTACGGAATTTTTATCTTTGTTTTCATTACTTATATCAACATTTATTTCATCTATACTAACATTTGGAACATATCTTTCAACAGAATTTGTTATTATGGTTTGTACTTTATCTTCAAACTCATCAGTAATTGGTTCAAACAATACAGTTTCTATACCTGTTCCAAATAGTGGATTCATTAATCGTTCTCCTCTTTTTGTTAATAATAAATTTTTTATATTGGATTTAAGTTGTTCTATTTCCGTATAATTTTGCTTAAAAGCAACGTTTGCTATTTGAATTGGTAATGCCAACCCAACCGCATAATCATCATACTCTGGTGTTTCTATTATAGGTTTTCTTCCTAGTATAATTGCCATTACTTCTTTTTAAATCTTTTTACAAGTTCTGAATAATCTCTATTCAATGCTTTATCCAATTCAGGTACTCCAGTTTGTACACCCAATCCGTTTGGTTGAGTTCCTCTAGCTAAATCACCATAACCCATTTTATCGGCTACTGCGGTTCTACCAACAACTGAACCCATATCAGCTTGTCCAAAACTCATAGTTCTAAATCCACCATCACCTTGTGGTATTCCACCTCTAGTTTCATTTAGTATTTGGTTAATCATTGGGTTTTTGCTAAATTGCTTTTCTCCAATTATTTTTGTTTGTACTGATTCGGTGATTATTTCTTCATCTAACATAGCCGCAGCCATTGATAATCCAGTACTTTTTGGTTTAGCAGGCTGTTTACCATCTGCTATCAGTTTTTTCATTTCAGCCCTTACATTTTCCTTAATTAATGCAGGTAATTGTTCTTTTAATTCCTCTTTGATTAAGATTTGTATGGCTTTTAATAATTTGTCTGTGTTCATACTTACTTATTTGTTATGTTTATAAATATTTGAATTGTTATTTTTGAAAATTATGTAGAAAACAAAGAAGCTTCTTCGTTTCTTCTTCTTTGCAATCCTATACGATATTGTTCTGGCGTTACAGGACCTGCTTGTATTTGAGTAACCGCTGAACTTAACTGCCCTGCTCTAATAGCTGCTGCTATGCCTGGTCTTAAACTACCAACATTATAAACATAACTTATTAATGCAGCCTTTTGTTTGTTATTTAATGCCTCAAAAGTTGCTTCCGATATTTTACGGTCTCCAGTCCCAACTAATCTATTTTTATATGGACCAGCTAATTCATATTCAAGCATTTTAAGTGCAGCCTCAACAGTAGTTCTATCACCATTTGCAGGCTTTTTATCTCCCGTTTCTCTATAATATGATGCCGGTGGATAAACATCTCGTACTTTACCATCTGTTCCTAATATCTTATCAGAACCAAATCCCAATCTATAAGCATTTACATCCCAAGTTGCAAATTCGGTAAATCCTTCATTTTTACCTATAAATTTAGCTGCCAATGCAAGCCAAGGTGCGCTTAAATCTAAATCTCCTAAATCAACTGGGCCGCCTGTACCACCTCCTCTGAATCCCCCACCTCCACTTCTAAATCCACTAACAAATGGTTTACCAGTACTAAATTGAAAAGCAGTTACTACATCACCAGAATCTACTCCTCCAATTTCAGGTCCTTTTAAAAATTCCTCCAATTCTTCTTCAGTAAGTCCATTTTCTAAAGTTTCCTCTTTGGTTGGCCTTACGGATTGATGTTCTTCTACATCTTGTTTTGGTTTAAAATCATCTTGAGTTACTACATTACTTTTAGTTGATGGTGAAATAAAATATCCAGTCCAATTTAATACACCAATATTTGGTGTTCCTACTGGTGGATATAACGATGTAGTATATATCGTACCTTTAATACTATTCAAATGATTAGTTGCATATGATATAAACTCATCTACTATTAATCCCGTATTATCTGTTGGTTGTATTGCTGACATTAAAATTAACTTTATCCTATTATTATGTAACCTCTAATGGTTTTTGGATTAGCTATATGTGTAGTTACTGCTGCTGAATAGTTTCCATCTATACCATATACCTTTCCCCCATCTACTTTTAAAACTAGTCCAATATGGTCCATTCCACCATGGTCATTATTCATACTTCCCCAACCATATATAATTGCATCTCCAACATTTGGTACATAGTTTGGATTTGCTCCATCCAATTTACTGACCCATCTACCATTATCAATAGCCCACTTAACCCAAGTTGGAACATATGCTTTATTTGGATGACCGGATATAACAACTCCAGCTTCAGTCCACCAAGTTGTAACAGCACATGCACACCAAGGATTTGGAGTTTTACACCCACCATTTTTATGCATTTCTAATATTCTAGCATGCCCACTATCACTTTCTTTAGGAATTTCTTTTACACCATTTGCTTCATCATTTTGTGCAATCAATACTGCTTTTAAACCAAGTGATGCGTTTGGTGGAAATGTTGGCGGTGGATACTTTTGATTAAAACTACCACCAAAACCACCTCCACTCTTAAATCCGCTTACGAATGGTTTACCAGTACTAAATTGAAAAGCAGTTACTACATCACCAGAATCCACTCCCCCAATTTGAGGACCTTTTAAAAATTCAGCTAGTTCTTCTTCGGTAAGGTCTGTTGGTGTTGGCTCTGTTGGTGCCGTTATTGTTGTTGGTGGTGTTGTTGGCGTTGGTGTTGGCGTAGTTGGGGTTGTTGGTGTTGATGTTGGTTGAGATGTACTAATATCAATTTTAGTTTCAAGAGGTGGTATTGATATTCTATACTCCTCATTTTCAATTAATATAGATTCGCATTTATTTATTTCATCTTCTAAAGTAGATGCATCAACAAGTCTATTCTCTACTACTGCAGTATTATAATTAGTGGTTGCCCTTTCTAATTGTTCTTGTACTTCTGCTCTCCTTTCATTAGTTAATTCAAAATCAATTTCTGCATTTGCTGAAGATTGTGGCTTTTTCCAAACACCAACATCGGTAACAATATTTTGAGTAACTTGTATATTACTTGTACTACCTGGTGCCGGTTGTGCTGGTATTGGTGTTGTTGCCATAAGAGCTCCAGCCCAATATGCTTTAACTCCTTCACCCATCTCACCTACTAAATCGTATGGTTGAGATGAACTTAATCCTTTTTGTAATGCAGATTTAAAAAATGTTTTCATTATTTCAACACTTCCACTTACTAATGAAATTTTATGTTGTTTATCAAATCCTCTCTTTACTGCAGAATCATATTCTTTTGCATACGATTCCGCAACAACATCTATATCAGCAATTCCTTCTGGACTATTTGCTACTCTTAATATATTTTGTTTGAAAGTTTCCCAAGACATTATTTAATTATTTTCTTCGCATTCCCCAGCTTTCTAAATTTGGAATTTCTCCTTTATTACTTTGTATGAATAATTCTACAGCCCTTTCTTCGGTAACTTTACCTTTAAAAGTAAGCGCACCAACCCCATCTGCTTCTCTCTCACCTACAAATAGCATAACAGACATCCGCTTACCATCCCATTCATATCTATAAGATAAATCTCCTTTTGGTGGAGCGGGTCTAGGTGCCGGTGTTGTTACAGGTTCTGCTTTAGCATATTCAAATTTCTTTTCTTCTTTTTGAAATGCTTTTGGTTCGGGTGGAGTTTTTGGTTTAAACTTTTTAAGTTCTTTAAATGCAGGCTTCTTTGGAAATTTTGGTAAATCCGGAATACCCAAAGAATTTTTTAATCCTTTTAATAATTCACCAACATCACCTTTTAAATCTGAAAAAGCTGATGCTAATTTTCCAGCTGCCGCATTAGCTTGACCTGCTGCTGCATTTGCTGCACCTTTTGCTGCTGCTTTTCCTGCTTCGGCCGCTTTACCAGCTTCGGCTCTTTTTTTTGTATTATCTATCATTATGCAGTTTGATTTAATTTACTAAGTATATCATTTAACTTTGAATGTATCTTTCCAAACTCAGGTTTATTTTTAGGTCCTATTGCGGTTGGGCCTGATGGTGTTAGGAATTGCATATCTCCGATAGCTTGTATTAATTCACTTAGGATTTCAACTAACTTCTGTCCTTTAACCATAGGCTCTAAATCCTTACTACCTAAGAAAACAGAACCATTTCCAGCAAATACTTGAAAATCTCTATTGTTTGTAACAAAACTTATGTTATCATTTACACTAACATTCATACCAAGTCTTGTATCAATTGAAAACTGTCCATCTGATATAAACCCAACATTACCTTTTGCATAGAACATCATTTCCGCATTTTTTGCAGATAGGATAATTCTACCAGAGTTTATTAAAGCTTGGTCACCCTTTAGTTTTTCAGGATATGGTTTAAATGATTTTGGTTGTGTTTGAAAATCAGTAGCTCCTTTTTCATTTATAGTACCAGGAATAAAAGGTAAAATATAATCACCTGAACTCAATACTATACATGAACCATCTCTATTTATATCTTCATTAATACTACCGGATGTAGATGGAATTATTTGTGTTAATGGTGATTCACTATTTCTGATTATTATATTTGGAGAAAATACTCTATTTGGATTATTATATGCTGAAAATCTAATACTCTGCCCAAAACGAGATTCTATTAAAGTGTCACCTTCATTAAGTGTTAATCTATGTATATTAGATGGAAAAAAATAACTACCATAGCCATCTGTGTTTTTTGATGATTCTCCTTCAGCGGTACTTCTGGGAATGTTAGTTGCTTTTTGTTTTTCGTAAGCTGCAGCTTTATTTTGTTCAGGAATTTGTTGTGTATTTGCACTTTTTTGCCTTTTAGCAAACTTTTGAGAAATAGTATTATATGCACTACTTAAATTTTTATTACCAGATACATCAGAATCTATTCTCGTATATGTTATATTTGAACCATCTTTGTTTATTGAAACTTTTTCGTTTACTAATGGCAAATTTATAAAATTCTTTTCATGTGGATATGCTATTGGTAAGTCTGGGTCAAATAGAGTTGCAGTGGAATCTGTAGGCGATACCATTCTATATGTTATAGCTCCAATGTCTCCAGCATCTTTGTATTTGGGGTGTGTACTATCTAATATTACACTATAAACTACACCCAATGTTGCATCTTTGTTTTCCGAATTGGGACCTGTAAAATTAGTTTCTGTAGGCATCTTATTTCATTTTCTTTTTTAAATCTTCCAATTCAAATTCTAAATCATCCACTCTCTCTACCTCTTGTTTGGTTTCCTCTAATTCTTTAAGTAATTGATTCTTTTCAAATTCAGTTAAGAACCCATCCTGTCCTTCAGTTTTCTTTTCCGATGCTATAATTTTAGTTGCAATTGTTGCTAACTTAACCAATTGGTCATCATTCTTTACTGAACTATCAATTAGTGAAGATAAAATAGGACCTACACTAGCTACATCCCCAGCGTGCTTAATCATCTTTTTAAGTTCTTCTATTAAAGCTGATATCTTTGCTTTTTTTGATAACTGATTGTTATAGATATCTTCGAAAAGAGAACTTAGATTCTTTCCTTTAAATAATTCGAATTCTGTTGACATATTAATATATTTACATTTTGTATGTATATAAATATGGTTCTATTAAAATGTTGAAATTAAACTGGGATTACCTCAATAGTAATCTTAGGTTGATATCCTTCAGGCAATTGTCTATTAATACCTTTGAATTCGTTTACTTTGTCCTTAAAATAAGTAATTTGTAATATACGGTCTGTCAGATTCATTACCGTTTGTGAAGAAGTAGACATATCCTTTGTGTCCCTTTTCATATTTAACATAGGTCTTTTTGGAAAATATTCTTTTCTCATAGCCTGTGCTATTGATGTCCAATCATCCACTTTATCAACTGATTTTTCTGCTGATATCTTTCTTAATTGTGAACTTAGATATTTCTCACCATGTGTGTATCCAGCATCGGTGAATAGATGTCCGTGATTTGTACGAACAACAGGTGATTCGGAGTTTTGAAGTTTAACATCAGGCTTATGCTTTGATGTAGTTTCAATACTAACCATATGTTTTGGGGATGATACAAATGTATGTCCTTTTAATGCCAATCCACTCTTACCTTTGTATTCAAGTGTTGCTCTAACTGCTTTCATTAGAGTAGGTTGCTTAATGATGTTTCTCATCTTATCACCATCAGGTCCGGGCTTACCACCCTTCTTAACCATCTTATGTTCGGCTTCATCATGTCCAACTAATAATGCGGAGTTTACAACACCGATTCCGTTTTCATTTAAACCTTCACTCCAATCAGTTATTAAATCATGTAGATATGCAACTTCAATACCATCGATGATAGTATGAACAATTTCTAAAGATGGGTTATAAGCTCTATCTCTATTTTTAGCTAGGATGAACTTATCATTTATTTCCTTAGATACAATAATGCACTCTAAAAGTTTCATTTATTTATTATTGGATATATGCGTTTAATTCGTAAGAATTTTTCATACCATAAACTTGAATCTGAAGTTTCTTTCTTTGAACCTTACCATCTTTAGATAATTCAATACTAAATTTATTAGTCTTACCTTCCGATGGTTTACGAGGGCCCATTCCTATTTGTCTGAAAGAATCATCATCATTTATTTCGTATCCTTTTTTCTCCGCATATTCTTTAGCTGCGTTGATAGCTGATGTATATGATTTGTGATATACTTCGTAATCCGATTTTGCTTCTTTTATTGGATTCATTTTTTCATCCGATACCCAATATGCCGTTCCACCACCTATTGAATGTTGAAACATCTTTTCCATTTTTTCAGCGTATTTCTTTGCATCACTATATGAATTAAATACTTTTGGCTTATTAGTTGTCTTAAATGTTTTTTGGTCAAATTCCTTTTC